CTACTGGTGATCTTCCGTCTGCCCCACCTGATAGTGAGTTATTCTTTGGAAGGTCTGGTCTGCCAAATGCTGTTGTTTTTGATGCTTCGATTGTTCTATCGCCTGTAGCACTTGACAACATAGTTGTATCGTGAGCTGACCAATATAGATATTCTGATTCATTATTGATTACATTCTTATAGAAATTTGATTTTCCTTGCGAATCTTTACCGTCTGAGGCGAGTGATAAGAATGGGAATACTTCTAGAACTGTGTTTGCTGTTCCTGTTAATACTCCATCTTCATCTGATACAACGATATGAATCTCGTCATCTGCTCCGCCTGCGGCTGTTGCTACGCCTGATTTACCTGGTGCTTTATCAAATAGATCATGGAACTCCCAAAATCTGTCTATTGCTTCGTTGTCTCCGACAGCGGCTGTTAGACCACCAGCGACTGGTGTATCTATGGATTCGATTGTTAATGTGTTAGTACCTGTATTGATTGCAGTAATTCTGTATTTTGTAGCGTGACCTGAGAACTTAATTATATCTCTAACTAAGAACTTAGAATCATCATCTACTACAATAGCAGTAGCGTCTACTGAAGCCCCACTACCCATGTTTACTGCATCAGCGGCACTATCAAAGTATGCGTTTGATGAGGCACAAACTGAAACTTTGATACTGTTACCTAATGCACCAGCATATTTTGAAATCCACTTACCGACTGTACCGTTCTGACTTCCATCTGCATAAGAACTGTCATATTGTTCTTTGTTCTTTAAAAGGGTGGAAGTTGAACCAGAAGCATTAGCACTGAATAGCCCTACAGGTGCAACTCTAACGAGTCTTAGCGCTGAACCGTATTTTAAAAATGAGTCTGCTGTGTAAAAATCTTCGATGCCAGCGTCATTATCTTTAGGTTGATAGAAACAATCTATCAATTCTTGACTGCTAGAAACTGTCTTTACTTCATCAACAGGACCCCATTGAAATGAACCAGCAAAAGCTCCTACTGTTGAGGAAACTGCTGGAACGACATTCGATAGATCAACCTCTTTGATCTGAACGCCTGGTGATACTTGAAATGCCATACTTTTCTCCTGTTTGCGTAAAAGTGTTTACTGTTTTATTTATATAATCCGAGAACTCTAGGAGTTATCTATGTACCATCTATCGCCTTCTTTATCTACAAAAGTCTCTTCCTTATGATCATGGCCGAAGACTCCAACTGGTAAAATGTCGTCCTCTATCAACTTTTGCTGTTCCGAATACAGTAAATCCTTTACTTGTTTGTCTGTTAAACTAGTAAAATAGTCTGTTGTAATAAACCACGAGAACAGAACCAAGTTCATAACCATATCGTCATGATACCCTTTATCTGCCTCGAAAGATGATCCCTTATTAACAAATGTCATAAGTTCAGTGATCGTATGTCTATCGACAACAATGAGTCTATTTTCTTCAAGCAACTCTTTCATAGTAGAACAACCAATTCGCTTGATTCTTCTTGACATAGTTACACCAATGTCATCTGCTTTTGTCATGCCTTGAACAAAGACATTTGGATATTCTATATCATAATGAAGTTGAGTTGCGACCATTCCGCCCTCTGCATTATTCTCGATGATAATTAATGCATCGTTATATGGTCTACAATACTTATTTAGTAAATCAGGATATAGCATAGGACTCACACTATTATCCCGATAGGTACATACTTGTCTAAATGGACTTTCTGTTACATCGAATATACTAAATGTTGAGTAATCTAATCCTCTTCCTTTAGAGACATCAACTGTGCATATGTATTCACGGCCTTCTTTGGGTCTCTCATAGACTCTAACTTCATCCTTAGTCCAGTCAGCCTCCAATGCTTTAAGACCGAGTAAGGTATTACTGTTGACCAAGGTATTTCCTGTTCCCAAGAATGAGTTTCCGTACTCTTGTTCGAATTGTGCTTCTGAGGTGTTGGCGATGGTTTGATTTTTCCACTCTTCGTCTCGACCTGGTACATCGTACCAATTAATTGTAAATGGTTTATATTCAGATTGATCATGAATAGCGCTCTCGTATATTTTATGGAACATATTACCTACGCCATTCGCTGTTGAAGTAATGATTACTTTCGAATCTTTACCTGAAGTAATTACAGGATATGTTGCAGTGTAAAATGTCTCTGCATCTTCGACAAACGCAAACTCATCGAGATACAGCATGTTGATTGACATACCACGAATCGAACTAGAAGATGTAGCAGCTGCCACGATCTTACTATCATTACCAAATTCAATATTCCCTTTGTTTAGTATTTTGACGCCTGGTTGCAAGAAAAAGGGAACAGACTCAAGCATTGTAACGATCCTTGCTATCATCTCTCTTGCGATTGCGCCTTTGTTTGCGAGTACAGCTACAGTAACTTCTGGATTAAACAGTATGTACCATAGTAAGTACGCACACGATGTTATCGATTTACCACTCTGTCTTGATGCGAGTACTACACTGAATCGATTGTCTTTAAAGTGGTTAATAAGTTTTTCTTGATAACCACGAAGTTCAAAAGGTACTAGACCTTCATCAAGTGAAATAATTTGTGTATAGTTTTCTATGAAATGAGTAGGATTCTCAGAGCATTTTAAATACTCTGCCATCTCATGTTCAGTATATTCAGTCTCGATACCTGATCGTTTGATCAGATGATTACCGAGATATCCTTCATTTTTCGGCTTTACCATTCTTCTTTAAAAACTTCTGTAGATCAGAAGTTGATCCCACATATAGATGATTGTGCTGAGTACCAATCTTTTGTTCTTCTTCTTTTTCTAATTCTTTTATTTTCTTTTGTATATCTAAAAGTTTCTCTGCTGTATCTCCGACTGTCTTTATTAATTGACCTGCAACTTCATATGCTCGTGGATGTTCTGTCTCTCTGGATAAATCTAGTATACCATCGATTGCATCTTGACCACGCTCAACAAGATTGTACAAGTTATCTCTTGCATATTTGTAATCTGTTTCGATATTTGCTGAACGATCTGGTGTTGCTCTTCTTACCACAGCAGTGGTTTCTTTTTTGATCTCAGTATCAATGTTTAAAAGCTCATTGAGCTTATCATCTGTTTTGCTCATAATTAACTAGCGTCTGTTGTTTTATCAGCAGTAAAGTCTCTAGATGTACCATCATCATAGAATGTGACTTCCTCTGATACGACATAAGTGTCATTTGGGTCTACTGAACCTACGAAGAACAATGTTGTTTCGCCAGTAATTGTAGCAGCTGCCGATAATGTTATTGATAATCTATCATTTGCAATTGCACTTACTGTTGGGTTCGTTGTATTCCCTGTACCAACGACCTCATCGCCAGTACTAATACCACTATTTATTGCAGTATCAAAAGTAACTGTAGCAGAGTTACTTACTGCATTACACACTGCTGAAAAAGCAGGTTCATAATGTTTAACTTCTTTTACTAGACCTGAACTATCGATTTGAGAAGAACTGAAAGCGGCATTGCCATCTCCAATATAACTTCTTTCGATAACTTTTGTAATTAACTTACTTGTACCGATAGGTCCGAAGAAGTATGTTTTCATAGTGAAACTTAGATCATAAGTTATAACTCTTCGACCTTCCATTTCGCCTTCGTAATCGTCTGTAAATGATACATCGTTTAAAACAATTGGTACATCTCTATTGTCTGACATATCATCAACCATCTTCATAGTAACTGTATATTCTGGTTGGAAGTATGGTAATATTTGTTCTACTAATTGCAATACATCATTCATGTTTTTTGCCATGATTGATAATGTAAAGTTTAAATCGTATGGCGCTGGTGCGTATTGATTCTTTCTATTGACATTGTCTGTTTCTATTGTAGACTTTCTTGTACGAATTAATTTGTTTTGTTGTCTTTGTGCATCGTATGTGAAACCAGTTAACTCAAATGCCATACGAGGCAATGATATTGCCGATCTGCTACCATCGTTTAGATTTGGTTCTTCTGCTAATCTCTGTAAATACTTTTGAGCAGGACCATATGAGATCGGTACTTTGTATCTACCTAATACTGTACCATCTTCTTTCGTTTTCTTGTAATCAAGATTATTAAAGAGTGTACCAAATACTGATACGCACCTCTTAATTGTTTCGTGATAAAAATAAGTTCCAAACATTATGGTTCACCAAATGGGTTAGTTTCAGATAGGTCTAAGTAATCACCATCATTACTTTCAAATTCTAAGTTATCTGCTTGACCATCATTTGCCATCGTCAATACATCTGTAATAGTCTGAATAGTATGCGAAGCAGCTGTCTCGATACCTACAATGACATCATTAACTTGGAAAGTTCTTGTAACATCTTTGAGTTTCAGTATTCTAGTATCAGCACGCCAAGATACTACTTCACCTACAACTGCCGTATCAGCAGTACCAGATAGTTTTACATTTTCATTAGCAGCAAATGTTCCTGAACCACCGCCTGCCATTGTAAATTCAACGATGTATGCCTGTTGATCTTCGATTTGATCTATATCAAGAACATCTGTATCGAAGTCTTCATTAGCATATTCAAATAATTCGCATCTCATTTTGAACACAAATAGTTTACCGATCTGGTAGAATGGGTCTTCATGTTCTACAAACTTAATCTCAAACATACTGCCTGACAAAGGGAGATAGATCAGGTCACCTTCATTTGGTCTAAATGATGATGCAAGATTCTCATCTAATGAAATGAATCTCTCCCATGTTCTAACTGATATGATGAATGTTGCTTGATCTCGTATCTCTACGCCGAACTTAGATAACAGATCACCTTCGCCTTCGAAGCCGTCTGTATTTTCAATATACATTTCAACTGAGTATGCATCTAAGAATGATGCTTGAACTTCTTCATTGAAGATATCATTTTCTTCAACTACTTTACGAGGTAGATAAAAGACCTCTTGGCCATACATGCGTAGAGACTCTACAACAATATCTTCGTAGAGGTGCTGTTCGCTCTGAACAGCATGGCTGAAATGTGTATTAACTGGCATTATCTATTAACCTATCATATCCATGACTGGCATTTCATGATTCAGTCTGGATTCTTCTTCTAATCTTTGTATTTCTTCTTGTGCTTCCGATTTCATTTGACTTGCATCAAGTGTTACTCCGCCTGGCAATGCAATACCTTGGAACTTAGACAGATTTTCACCCCATTGATACTTCACTAATGCAGTTGCATATCTTTTCAACCACATGTCATCATAGACATCTGTAAAGTCTGTAGGGTCTATTTTTCTGTAACACTCAATGATAATATATTCATTAGCATTAATCATATCGACATCCATATCTAGATACAATCTATTCATATGTTGATTGAATCTAACAGGTTGTCTTCCAACTAACACACGATCTAATAAAGATATGTGTTGTTGCACTTGTTCGTAGTATAAAATGTTTGTTGATGTGAGATCATATAGATCATTCAATCTGAGTTGATATCTTAAATCAAACATATTCAGATTGGCATTATCATTAAAAGGCCACATTCTAACAACTGAAGTTACAAAGTCTGGTAATACGATGTAATTCTTTTGTTGTAATACCTGTTCGTTATCATAATCATGAGTACCAGCAGCCGACTCAGTGAAGGTTTCATTAGTCTTCATTGTAGTCTTTTTGGTCTCAGAAATTTGATGTTTCAGGTATACTTTGATAGTACCGTCATAATGATAAGTGTAGAAGTACTGTAATGCTTCATCTACTCTATCGTCTAACTGATCATCATCAACATTAATTTCAAGGACTGGAGCACCAAGTTTTCTCTTGATGTAGTCTTTTAGTTGATCTTTTGATGTTGGTTTTGCCATAGTAAGTTCCTGTGTTCCTTACTATTTATGCAAATTTTATTCTTGGAAATAAGTTTTGGTTTGGAGTCTATCTAGTTTCTCATCAATTCTTTCTACGGTACCAATGAGTTTTTCTAAATCTTTTTCTAGTTGTTCTCTTGTAACATAGTCTTTAGCGATCTCTTCTCTAGTTTTATTTACTAATATATCTAATCTTTTTTGTTCTGCTAATAAAGAACGAATTAGAAATCCTGCTGGTAAGATTATAACAGTAAGAATTATATTCCAAAGAATCTCAGGATCGAGTGTGATTGCTATGTTGTCCATGTAGACTATTTATGGGATTAAGTCGCCGTTATCGTCTATTTCAAACTCTAAATGTTCATATTTAATGTTTTCTCTCATAGATGTGAGAGCATCATCACCTGGATGAGAACCTGCATTTAAGTTAACATTAAAGTTGAAAGATATACTGTATCTTGTTTTATCTGTAAGATTTGGTTCTACCATGTGCATCAATGCACTAGGAAATAACAACAACATACCAGTTTTTGGTCGTACTGCCCAAGACTCTCTCATCATAACATTAGGTGGAAAATTACCTACAATTTTAAAATCTGTATCGATTGCACGAAAATTTCCCTCATCTCCGTCTGCATGTATGTAAATTACACCTGAATAGAAACAACCATTATGTAAATGTGGTGCATTCCATGAACCACTATAGTTTTTATTAGCCCATGAATTGTGCATATCGATTTGATATGCATTGTCTTTGACACCTAACATAGGCATCATTTCTTGAGATATTAATCTTTTAATACCTCTCATCATTTTTACAAAGGTTGGGTGTCGATCAATGCCATCGTTTGATTGCCAACCATTTTGATTCGAAACTTTTCGACCAGCACCATCGTCTCTTTCCATTTGATCGATTTCATTTCTCATCATTGTAAAATACTCTTCAGTCATTGAAGGGTCTTTATGACTATCTTTACCTAAGAAGTCTCTCATGAAGACATATGATGGAAATAATAACTTTACACTCATTCTTCTTCACCGTCCCAATTTAGATCGGTCAACTCTCTTTGAACATCTTTATAATTTTTATGCATAGGACATTCAGGTGGTGGACCTTCTTCTTGATATAGTTTACCTTTTTCGTTCCAATATCCTTCTAGTCTATATGGACCAAACTTCATTTCATCAGCCATGTTCACATACTTAGGTGAAATATTCCATTCTTCTACTGTCCTGATATTTTGATGTGAAGTGTGTCTACTTTTGTTGTTTACACCTTGTTTTTCACTATGCAATTGATATGTTGCAGTCCATGTTTCTCTTTTGTAAGGTATGATCTGACACAATGCAGTGCCTTTTGGTATTGTAAAGTTATGATCTACTTTACTATAAAAAATCATTTGTGCATTGTCTTGATTAACATTGAATGTATCTGTATCAATAATGCCTTGCCAAACTGAAAAGAATTTGTTTGATTGTAAAAATGGGTCTAGAAATAAAGTTGAATAACCAGGTGGTGTAATTATGTTCCATGGATTACGAAGTTTAAAAGCATCTTTAACTTTACCTAACATACCAGGTGGTTGATAATCATGAAACTGTTGATTCGGGTGATTTGGTGATGCGATTCTTTTAGTAGAATGTGGTTTAGTCTTTACTTTAAAATTAGTATCAGGCACACCATCGTTGTTGCCATTGATAACTTCGATATCATGTTGAGTAACAATCATCCAAC